ACCGACAAGCGGATTCTGAAGCTGCTGCATAAGCCGCCACCGCAGGGGTTTGCGCGCTGGACTGGCCCGCTGCTGGCCGAGGCGCTGGGCGATGTTGATGTCCAATATGTCTGGCGGTTCCTGCGTAGCCACAAGATTGACCTTGCGGCTCGCAAGTCCTGGTGCAAGAGCAACGACCCGAACTTTACGGCCAAAGCCGCCGATGTTGTTGGCCTCTACGTCGCCCCGCCCGCGAAGGCCATTGTGCTATGCGTGGACGAGAAGCCCTCGATCCAAGCTTTAGAGCGAGCGCAGGGTTATCTGAAGTTGCCCAATGGCCGCGCCTTGACCGGCCTCGCGGGAGCTGGCGGGGTTGCCTCGATCTGGCTGAGAGGCACCACCTGTTGCTGCACGCGCGGCTCGTCGCCATCCTTTGCTCGATCCAGACCTTCGAAGGCTCTGGCCTCATTGGGCGCATAGATGCCGCCCTGAACGCCGCGCGCCAGCGCTTCGATCCGATCCTTCAGCGCCGAACGCAGCAGCGCCGCAGTATCGAACTCGACATATTCGTCAGGCTGGCCCTTCAAGCCGAACAGCAGCCCGATGGATTCCTCGATGTGGTTGAGCGCGAAGCCGAGACCGGACGAAATCCAGCTCTGCATCAGCAGCTCGGTCGATGACAGATTGTTGCCGCCGATGCCGAGCACCTGCGGCGGGATGCGGAAGGCGAGCGCGATATGCTCGTTTGACAGCTTCAGCATCTCGGCAGTCGCGGCATCCTTGCCGCCCTGCGACCACGGCAGCACCTTCAGCCCTGCGGTAAGAATCGGCGTGCCGCCCTGATGCTGGCCCTTGGCCTGATCGTTCCAGCGATCCCGCAGCGCCTGGACCTGATCCTTGTCGAGCACCAGATCGGTCGAGAGCACCGCCGAGGGCCGCGCCTCATTCATGTAGAAGCACAGCTGCTGCTGCGCGATGGCCGCGCCCATGCCGACATCGCTGTAGGCCGCGACAACCGGCGACTCGCCGACCAGCGGGGTCGGGAAGCGCTGCCGCATGCTGTGCAGCCGGATGTGCAGCACATCGCGCTGCGGCACGATCAGGGTCTCGTCGCCGAGCCGCTTGGCGATGATGTCGTTGCCGCCGAGCTGATAGAAAATATCGCCGGTCTGCGCCAGCCGGGGATAGGAGAGCTTCGGCTGCATCAGATGCAGCTCATCGATCTCAAAGCGGTCATTGCGCAGCGCCAGCGCATAGCAGTTGCCGTCGAGATAGAGCGAGCGCGTGCCGTTCAGCAGGAAGTCGCTGATCGATTGATAATCATTCGGATGCCGAAGCAGGCGGGAGAGGGCCGAGGTTGTGACCCGATCTCTCCCGCCCTTATCGTTCAGCCGCCAGTGATCGCCGGGGCACATCGCAACGGTCTGCGCATAGGCAGAGACGCAAGCCTCGACCATTGCCGACTGTGCTGTTGCCGAGAGAACACTGTAGCCGTTCTGCCACCAGTTGATGCTATCGCCGACATCGGCGGGCAACCAGCCGCCGCTGACCGGCAGATACCAGGCTCCGCATGCGTCTCGCCCTCTTATGAGACAAGCGCGTTGCTGCGGCCTGCTTTGATCCGCACGCGAGGCTTGGTGGCGAGGTCAGTCATTCATGCTTTGCAGGAGCCGGGTTGGACGAGCGAGTCGAATAGTCGCCTCGGCCCTGCGCGGGTTTGGCGGCTTCGGCCTGCCGGGTGCGATGCTCCTGACCCTTCGGCATCGGCTTGCCGTCCGGACCCTGCTCGGGAGAGCCGTCCGGTTCATGCTCGCCAGTATGAAGGCCCATCGCCGCCTGATCGTTCTCATCCTGCGTCGGTGTCGGCTTCGCGTTGGCCATGTCCTCGGCCATCTTGGTGCGCGCGGCTTCCCGCTCGGACTTCTGATCGGCCAGCTGCTTTTTGATTGCAGCCTCGCGTTCGGTGTCGGTCATTTCGATTCTCCTTCTGGGGTTTGCCCCGCTTACCAAGTGACGCCGTTGACGACCGAGACCACACCGGGCCGACGAATGGTCCAGTTGATGGGCAGGATCAGGCGAAGCGCGATGCTGTCAGTCTGGAACATCGACTTCACCGGGTTGGCAGGCGTGCCAGGCGCTGCGCCGCTCACGATGTCGAGCGGTGCGGTGTCCTCCATGTGCAGCGTGGCCTGATCGCTCAGCTCGAAGCGCGGTGCATCGCCGCCGACCGAAACGTAGTCGGCTGCATCCATCGCGATCACGGTGCCAAGCGGGACCGTGCCCGAGCCGATGATCGGCCAGCCCGAGAGCCTGCCGTTGCTGATCTCGTCGCGGAACGGGAAAGCGCCCGCGCCGGGAGCTGCGACGAGACCAGCGCTGTCGACCTGCTGCGGATTCATCAGCCAGACCGGCGTGCGCACGTTGCCCTTGGTCGCGGTGAGCAGCTGGCCGCTGATCTGCTTGATGTCACCGACCAGAGCATTGAAGCCACCACCAGCAGTCGGCGTCAGCGGCGTGATGCCGTTGAGGATACCGGCAGGGCGGATCGTCGTTGCCGGGTTGCTGTCGATCAGGACGCTATGAGCGAGATCGCGGTATCTTCCTGAATCGCATTGCGCAGCAGGCCTTCGATTGCGGGCACGCTGTGCTCGCTGATCTCCCGCGTCCAAGTGGTGATGACCGCCATCTTCTTGGGCGTCAGCACCTGCGAAGTGAACAGACCCTGACGAACAGGGATCGGGAGACCTTCACCGACGAAGGAGCCCGCGATGGTCGGCGTCAGTGCCCGCGTCGGCACCACGATCTTGCCGTTGGTGCCAAACGACAGGTTCAGACCTGCAGCCGACAGGCGCGGATAGATCGACTTCGGCATCAAGGTTTCCATGAAGCCGATGTTCATCTGCTGCACCAGCTCAGCGGCCCAGCCGACTACGGTCGCCATTGCGGGTGCTGTCGCGGCCTTCACTGCCCAATCGTAGACAGCGCGCAGTGCTTCATCCTCGCCATAGACCTCGCGCATGATGAGATCGACCGGCTTGCGCTGCTGATGCGCCAGCAGCTGGACCACACCCAAGCGGACCAGCAGCTCCTGCGGCTCGATCTTCTTGCGCTGCACCGAGAGCGGGCGCAGCGGCTCAGCATGGGGCCGAACTGCTGTGCTGCCACGCTGCACCACGATGGTGCGGCCACCATCATCAGACTACTCGCCGAGAGTCTTCTCGGCACCGCGCAGGGCTTCGAGCGTTTTCTCTTCGCGCTCGATCTTCTCGTTCAGATCATTGGCGATCTTCAGCTGCTCGTCGCTGACATTGGTTTCGTCGGTCTTCTCCCAGTGCGCAGCAAGCTGGTCGCGCAATGCGACGAGCCGCTGCTCGGAGTTAGCGATCCTTTGAGCAAACGACATTGTCGTGCCCTTTCTACCAAACGATGGGGTGTCGGCTTGCCCGCCGGTGATCCCGCGCCGCTTGATCCCGTCCTTGGTGCTTTTCCCGGCAAAGACGAGGTCGATAGTCGCGGGGGAAATTCTCAGAGACTTGGCGACCGCGAGCGCATTCGGATTCGCGGGCACGGAGACGACGCTGGTCTCGACCAGCTCGCTTTTGGTGAAGAACAGGCCGAAGTCGGCCCCCGGTCGCGGCTTGCTCTCTTTCGGTTTGAAGCCGACGCTGACAGCGCGAAGGATGTCGGCATCGATCAGCCGCCTGATCTCATCGATGCGGTCGGAAGTGCCTTCCGGGGCCAGCTCCAGAACACCGCGCAGCTCCTTGTCTACGACGCGGACATTCTTCCACTTGCCAATCGGGAAGCTGCTTTGATGGCCGAACAGCGCAATCGGATTGCGCTTGAAGTTCGTGAGGTCCCAGCCGTCCGACATGATGACATCGTCCATGCGATCCGGCGTTTCATCGGAGAGCACGAACTCGAGACCGTTGACCTTGGCGGCATGCGTCTTGTAGCGGATGCCATCGGCGGCGCGATTGTCCCAGATAATCTGGCACTCCTCGGCATCGCCGAGTTCGTCGATGCATCGATCCATGAAGTCGGAATGCGACTCGTCATCATCGGGCTCGATGTCCTGTCGCGTGATATTCTTGTTGCGCTTCAGCAT